AGAAAATCAAGCCTCTGAAATAGTCAGAGAATATAACAATGAAATTAGAAAACTTTTTATTGCAGGAGAAAATTATGTTTTTATTGACAGTGACTACGAGTCTCTTGAGCCTCACGTCTTTGCTCACGTTTCAGGAGACGAACGACTTAAGGATATTTTTCGTTCCGGTCGTGATTTCTATTCTACAATCGCTATTGCTACTGAAAAGCTCAATGGAGTTTCGGCAGTTAAAAGCGATAAGAATTACCTCGGAAGAGTCAACAAACAACTTAGACAAAAGGCAAAAGCCTATAGCCTCGGCATCCCCTATGGGCTTGAAGCCTACGGACTCTCAAAACAGTTAGACATACAACAGTCAGATGCTAAGATTCTAATATCAAATTACTTAGAGGCATATCCCGATCTTAAGGCGTGGATGAAACGCACCGATGATATGGTCAAGAAAGTAGGTCAGGTAGCTTCAGAGGCAGGTAGGGTCAGACATATGCCTAAGGCTCCTAAGATTTGGAAAGGACATCATGACTATATTCTAGATTCTTTGGCGATATGGAAAGAGTATAATGATGACCCTAAGAAGTATAACCAAATTAAATTTCTTAGAAAGGAAATGGTTAACTACCTTAACAATGGTAAAAATTTTCAGATACAGAGTTTAGCAGCTTCGATTACGAACAGAGCTTGTATAGCAATTGCAAGAGAATTAAAACGTAAAGGAGTTGATGGACATGTCTGTGCTCAAATTCATGATCAGATTATTGTCAGAGTTCCAAAGTCAGAGGCTAAGCAATGGCAAAAGACTGTGCAGTTCTTGATGGAGAATGTTTATAAGCTATCACTACCACTTAAGGCTCCGGCTGAAATCTCAGGAGATTTTTATGAAGGTCATTAGAAAACCATCAGGTTATTGGGACATAAAAGAAAACGTACTAGAGGATGCTCTAAAACACGACACTAAAGAATCATGGTATAAATCAAAAGGTGGTGCTAGAAGTGCAGCACAAAAAAACGGGTGGTATGAAGAAGCTACGGCTCATATGAAAACACTGAGGAAGTCAAGGGGTGACTACCTAGCTATACAAATGGAAAAAATTGAAAAGGCAGGTATTCCAAAAGATAGTCCTGTTGGAAAAAGGTTTTCTGGAATTTGTTCAAGTTTTTGGTCAAAATATAACATGAGTGTAACTGCCGAGGATTTCTTAGCTTTAATAAAAATAACGAAACCAAATGGAAAAGGGGCAGTAGCTTTTGACCCTATAGGTAAAGTATGGCTTGATATTTTAGAAACAAGTGTACATGCTCATCATTGTATAAGTGGAAAAGTTATTTTATTTTTTGCCCATAAAGATAGAAATGCTGCAATGGGACATCTAGGAGACACACCTTTTAGTTTTATTGAACTAACTCACACTCTTGTTTCCGCAGGAGCAAAAATACCAAAAAACAAACTTGATGAAACAAAAGAACTTTTAAGGAAATTAAATGAAGCAGTTAATAAAATGGATAGTGGACTTTGTGATATCGTTCCTAAAAGATTTTCTTTCAAAAACCAAAATTAAAGAATTGGAGGAGGAAGTGAAAGATGCAACCCAAAAAGCAGATGAGGATGTCAAACGTGCTAATAAAGGCTATGATGATTTCATGGCTGATTATAATGCCTATCAGTCAGACCTTAAGCGCAGAGGAATGTCAACCGTGCAACGAACTTCTGGAAAACTGCGTGAAGGTGGTAAAAGATCAGAAGAAGGCGATAGAAAGCCAGAAAGTAGTGATAAAGAAACAAAAGAGCTTGATAAATGAGCAAAAAAAGTATATAGTAAAAAAGGAAGCAGACGCATCATTTAGTAAAATACTCAATGGAATACTAGCTGTACTAGCAATATTGGTTATGTTATGATAATAAAACTTTCAAAATATCACCTTAAAAAGTGTGAACAGTTTGCAGACGATCAACTTAAAGGCTCTGCAAAGCTTTACGCTTATAGAGGAGAGTCCTCTAAGCTAAAGATGAGAGAGGATATTGTCATAGGTAAACTAGCTGAAGTTGGAGCTTGTAAATTTTTCAAGTCTAAGAAACCAGACTTTACGATCTATGAGAGAAGTAAGAAGTCATATAGTGCAGACTTGAAGTTAGGTAATATGAGGATTCACGTTAAGAGTCAATCTAAGTTATCAGTTCAAAAGTATGGTCACTCCTGGTTATTCCAGAGGTCAGACCAGATAGTTAGAAATGCTACACCTTTTGACTTCTTAGTATTGACTTGTGTTGACCTTGATAAACTAGAGGTTACAATACTAAAAATAATAAGAGCTAGAGAGATTAACAAATGGGGTGAGTGTCGAGTTCCAAGATACAGACATTCAAAAGTAGCCCTATACTTAAAGGAGATACAAGATGGTTACGATCATTAAACAATCAGGAAACCCAGTAGACGAAGGAGACGCTAAAAAATTCTTAGATGAATGGAAAGAAGGATTTGATAGACTCTTTGAAGCAGGTGGAGACATGGCAGATGTTACAGAAAAAGCTAAGGCATATGAAGAAGAGTTGATAAAAAAATACAAAATAGAAACAAGTGTAGAGTTACCTAAAAGTATGAAAGCTTGGAAAAAGCTTTTAGAGGAACATCATAGTGGTATAATGGTTGATGTTCATCACAAGACAGGTGAATTGATGTTTGTTATTTTAGATCAGGGGTTGTAATGTTAAATTGGTTTTATTATAATATTATGAAAAAAATACAAGGAGCTAGGAATGGCAATGAAAAAACTATCACCAAGGGAGTCCCAAGTTTTACTAAAGATGAAAGATGGTCTAATGGTGAAACAAATTGCATACGACATGAATTTAAGTCCCAAGACAATAAGCACATACAAGCGAAGAATCTTAGAGAAACTGAAAATAGAGAGTGAATGGGATTTAGCTGTTTACGTTTCTAACTTAGAGGGAATAAAACCCAGGAGGACAAAATCCAAGTGGTTGAAATATTAATATGTTTTGCATTAGGGTATTATCTAGGGTACTTATTTTTTAGGTAACTCCTTTATGTTTAGAGTAACCCTTATTCTAAAGTCTTTACCGACTCTTTTCCTTGACCTTAAGTCTGTTATGTACTTATCGTCTATGTTAAGATTCTTAGCACCATAAGGGCTGGGTCGGTCATAGAACATAGGTAAAAATACTAAATCTATAAGGGGTTTCTCGACATTAGATAAATCATGCGCTCTGGCAGACACTCCACCATCCTTTCTATACAAAACGTGTTGAGGGTAGAAAAAGGTAAGGTCTACTTTATAGACATGCTTCTGTGGGTCAAAGTATTGACGAAGCTCTTTTAACTTTTTCTTATTCTCTTTTAAAGCTAGTGCCACTAATACGGAACATGACCATTCCTGTGCCTCTATTGTTTTGTGCCTTTTATCACGGCAAAACATGGCATTTATAGAAAATGGCTTTAGCTTAAGAGTTATTACACGCCTCACAGGACAGTTTACACACTGTCAGGTGATTTTTCTTTCTTTTCTACTATCATAGCCTCTTTAATCTTAGCAACAATTTCATCATCAATCTTGTTGTCAGATTTTTTAGCTAACTTTTCGAGTAAATAGAGAATAATCTCTTTTACGAATTTCTCAGTTAGTAGGGATGAAATTAAGGCTTTACCGATAGATTTTAATACTTCAATCATTTATTACTCCTTTACTATTGTATTTTTATTATATTAACTATAGAGACTCCCACAGCTACAAGACTGGACAAAACGCCTATAAATACCAAAATCCCCTGCGCCTTAAGAACATGACCTTTCAGTGGTTTAACTTCTTCTTCCAACATGTCTGTTCTTTTTATGTGATACTCTAACAAAGTATTGTTTACAGCAAGATTTTTATCAATGTTGTCAATTCTTTCGTCTATTTTGTCCAGTTTTTCTTCTATTCTGTCCATATGAGCACCAATCATTGTTACAAGGGTTTTTACAAAAAAGGCATTTCTCCACTATTAGCTCCATTAACTCATTAGTTCTTCTAATTTCTCCATAAATCTTTTCTTATTTTTCTTTGATCTTTCTTGTTGTTCTTTTATTTTTTTTGTATCTGGCTTTGTTTGCCATTCTGGGACATACTTCTTTTTCTTTTTAACAATATCCTTAGCTATGTCTTTTTTCTTTTTTTTAAGGTCAAAACCTTTTTGTTTCATAATAGAAGCTAGTCCACCCATTCCACCTGCTAAAGCTAATAATGCTAAAGGACCCATTTTAATACCCCTTTACGTTTACTCTAGCATTAGAAATAACTCCACCAGTAGAGCCTCCACTATGCGCCCAGTAAAGCCTTCCCCATCTTGCACCTATGTCAGACATAGTAATTCTACACACATCGTCTGTACTGCCTATAGATACGCTAGAGTGAGTTACCCAGTTAGTTATTACATTGTTATCATTAACTCTTGCCACACCCTCATCATCAAAAGCTCCAACATCATTTGAATACTGCATATAAAAAGTTCCAGTTCTTCCTGCTGAAAAGAATACGTGAATCTCTCCCATGAATGATCTTTCTAATGGAATAATCTCACTCCAAGCACTAGCAGACATAGCTGTAGTAGCTGTTCCTGTAGAAGGATTAATATTATCTTTAAATATAATAGGATAGTTTTTAACTATAGCACTCATGATTTCCTCATTTTAGCAAAAGTTTCAGCTAAGTTCACCCTTTGAGCTAATTTTTTATCTTTCTTTTTCTTTGCTTGAGCAGCTAATTTTTTAAGATCAACACCGGAAAGTTTTTCATCACCTTTTATGAGACCTTCTTTTTTAGCTACGGCTCTTAAAGCTCCAGGTTTTTTAACAGCACCTTGAATCCAATCTTTATCTTTAGAATGTTCTACTGGTCCACCCATTCCACTGCTTTTCTTTGTTCTAAGAACATCTTTAGGTTCAGCTTTAACTGGATGATGAACAGCTCCACCCTTGGCATAACCTTCTTCTGAGAAAGCCATTTTTTCTCCAATGGTTTCTTCTTCTCCGTCAAGTTCTTCTCTGACTTTTTTAAAAGGGTCATCAAGACCAAGAAGTTTTTTTAATTCTTCTCTTCCTTCTTCAGACATTCCGTCAAGTTCTTTGTCGAGGTCTTCTTTAAATTCATCTTTTAATTCACCCTCGTACTTTTTACCTTGAAGTTTGTCCTTTAAGTATCTTTTTCCTTCAGGACCCATGCCTTCAACTTCTTTCATAAGGTCAGATTTATACTCTTCAACCTTACCACCTTCTTTGTATTTTTTTAAAATGTGTTTTGCGTATCCAGGCATTTTAGTCCTCCAGTGGATGTTTATCTTTTATTTCTTTTCTAAGTTTTAAATACTCTTCCATTTTTTCTGGTCTACCTTCTTCAAGTTTTTCAACTAGAGCCTCTAGTAATAAACCATCTACTTCTTTATAGGCAGATTGTCTTGCAAAAAGTTTTTTATCTTTTTTATCTTTTTCATCTACCTTGACCTTAGCCTCTTCTAATGCTTTAACTTTTTCTTCAAAGAATATAAGGTCATCTTTGTCCCATTTTTCTATTATATGCCCATGATGTTTTACAATGTTGTCTCCATTAATAACTTCAAATTCTACACCAAAAGCTTCGTTCCAATAACCTGAACCAGGGCATTCCCTAAGTCTTTTCTCTAACTCACTCTTCTTTTTATTATGCTTATAAGCTTTAACTCTACGAACTAAATCATTAGCCTTATCAAGGTCCAACTTAAGCTTTAAATCTTTAAGAATAGCATCTTTTTCCCAAGGTATGTGTTTTACTTCTATAACCTTATCCTCTTCGTCTTTTATTTCGATGCAGTCACAAAAATCAAAATCGTGTAAAAATCTTTTAATTAAAGGTTCTTTATATTCTACCTCTTCTTCTTTTTCTCTATCCCATTTTTTTAAAACTTCTTCTTCTTCAAAGTCTAAATCTTTAAGAGCATTATCAATTTGCAATCTAACTTCTTCTCTATGCTTGACTTCTTCATCCATTTCCTTGATTTTATCTTCTCGTTCTTTTATTTCTTTTTCAAGCAATAGAACCTCAGACTTAGAGTCCTCTAGTTTCTTTTTTTCTTCTTCACTAAGAGGAATAAGTTTTTTATCCTCATCCTCTAGCTTTTCTTTGAGTTCAAGTTCTTCAATAATTTTTTTAGCAGGGTCAACAAACTTTTGGAGATTTTTAATTTCTACCTCAAGCAATAATTTTGACTCTTTTAATTCTTCATCTTTCATTATAATCTCCTACTTAAGTTTTTCTATAGTTAGTTGTAAGTAAACTGAATTAAGCTCAGTATTTGCTACACCAAAAGCGTTAGTAGCTGTAACCGTACTGTTGGCTTGGACTCTAAATGATGTGGTAGACGTTAAAGTAAGAACACCACTCATTTGTGAAAAAACCTGAGTATTGTAACTATTATCACTATAACCAGTTTGTCCTATAAGATAAGTATCACCAAAGGTTGAACCTCCTACTAACCTATTAGCACTATTTCCACAATTATATTGAGGGTTAGAGCTTACAATTTTATAAGTTCCAGGCTCAAGAGTAAAGTCTGTATTAGTTCCTCCTACTCCTAATGTTCCTGTACCTGGAGTTAAGAACCAAGTCTCTCCTTCAAAAGTATTAAGAGGTAAATTCACAAAACCAGTTGATGAACTTCCTACAGGGTTTACTGTAGTAGAACTAAAAATAGCTTTAGCAACAGCCACCGCTGGTTTTATAATATGAGCCATGTTGGTATTAGCCCTAATTCTCTGAAAGGTAAAGTTAATTAGACCACTATAACCACTATAATGTGCTCCGCCGGAAGAACCTCCTGCGATAATCATATGTTCTCCGGCTTTTAATATAAACCCACATGCAGCGTTTTCTACCTCTCCAGTAGTACTAAACATACTACTGGTCTTTCTCATTCCACCATCAAAGTCACTGTTTCCAAATGATTTTGTTGAATCTAATATAGCTGTACCTGTTCCTGCAACAATACCAAAATCTTCTGTTGAAACTGTACTAGACCCCCATGAGAAGTTTCCAGAAACAAAAACATCAACCGATGCTGTGATTCTAAAAGCCGCAGTAGAACTTCCTTGGGTTATCGTTGCAAGTCCACTGTTAGTTAAAGTGTCTATACTAACACTAGAGACATATCTGTGGTAGTTGACTGAAGTGCTTCCAAGTTGCCCATTGTACGTTGCATAATCAGTTCCAATATTAACCAACGGCATAGACAACAATGGATTAAAATTTGCGTTCCATCCTTTAATTGGAACTGACCAAACTCTAACTGAAGCAGCCTCACTCGTTCCCATCCAACTATTACCGTTTACTGCTGTAAAATAACTTCCTCCTGACTGAGCATTAAAATAAATTCTATCTAAATTAGCGCCACCTGCTTTAACAAAAAGGTTAGCAGTGTTTCCTTTTTCATATCCATAAATACTTGTGCCTTCTCTACTCCCAACTCCTACTGCTGTTCTATCACCTGCATAAAAAATTGACTGGTCTACTTCATATCCACTCGGTAAGGTAAAATAAAGCTCGGAAGCCGCTACAGTAGCAGAGTAAAATGAACCTGCAATTTCCATAGAGTCACCAACTCTTCTCCATGCAAATTTAGTGTTTGCAGCAGTTGATGTTACTCCGTTTAGAGTTGGGGTATACTCAACCCAAGAGGTAAAAATCTCGTCCTGACTTTCCAAAACTACTGCTGAACTGTCGATTGGAGTAGCTACTATACTATGCCAACCTGAGTTATAACTACCACCTGACATATAACCGTAAACATAATCATCTACGTCTAGAACTACATCAGCACTAGCTTCGATTGAAGTATCGTTATCTCCTCTTTGTTGTGTAATACCTACTACAACTCCTGTTGCTCCACCTCTGGATAAGTAAATACGAACTGTTTGGTTATCAGCCGAATCGTTTCCAACGGTCCAGCTTAACTTTACTTTTTTCTTAGCGCAGATTGCACTAACAGTATCAGTTCCATTAACCTTAGTTGTAAAATCTAGGTATTTACTTTGGTCATAAGTAGGAGTATCAGGTCCAGGAAGGTTAGAAATAGTTCCACCACTCCAGTCAATACGATAAGAAGCACCTGAAGACCATGCAGTTCCAGTTGAACTTAACCAATATCCAGCACCTTTACCACGAGTATAACTTTCAGGTTTAACAGACTGACTAACTTGTAAAAATTTATTACCAGACAATAGGACATTATCAAAAAATAATTCATGTTTTACTGTACTAGTTCCTTTTACAAAGAACCATAAACTTATTTGTTGAGTATCTGCATCAGTTTTAAATGCTAGTTTTTTAGTAGTTCCATCTTTATTTGTATCAGAGGCAAAAGCATCTATTTGCCCTCCAGTATCATATCCTGTTAACCACCCAGTTACGAATTTACCATCTTGAACGGCTACAATATCCTTTGATAAGGTGACATTGTTATCCGTACTAGAAACCGATGTGATATAGCAATCTACAATATCGTTAGTCTGAGAACCTGCTGCTCCTGTTCCAGATTCTACAAAAACTCTATCACCTACGGCAACAGTTAAAGTTGTACCAGTAACAGGGTTTGAATAAGTTTTTCCATCTAATAAAACATTAGAACCTGCTGCAATAGGTCCTGCTGATATAGTTGAATCTTGAGTCTGTAAAATCATAGCCGATCGGTCTTGAATAGCTATGTTAAAGTACCCATTGTCCATCGTGCCTGTAGCAATTTCTGTTCTATACTTAAATTCTAAAACTAAGTTCCCACCTCTAAAGGCTCTAGGAACTGTGAGTGGAATACCCCAAAAGTCATTATCTGCACTATTAGTAGCCTGAGTAGTATAATGGAATACAAGATCATCACTATCATCTGTTAATAGAGCGTCTCCTGTACTAGAGTTAGTAAAAGCTGCTGTACCGTCAAAATCTCCAGTAGAAGATTCAAACGGAACTGCATTGTTACCACCTACAGTAGTAGAAGTTACTGATAAACTAAAGTCTATTGCAGGAATATCAGCAGCTTTAAGTAGCTGCATTGTTTCTGCATCCCCCAATTGTTTATCAATAGCAACAAATTGAGAGTTTTTATAAACTTTCATCCCTTTTGATATTGAACCTGTTCCGGTATTAAAATAAACCTGACCGTCTACCGATGTTCCACTAGGCTCTGTAGCTGAACCTTTAAGCTTGATACTATCAGCTTCGGGGTTTTTTCCTATATAAGACATTTTTCTCTCCACTCCCTAGATAAAGTTTAAAAGCCGGAGCTAATAAAGTAGGGGTTATAATATTGTAATTATGTTATAAACCAGTTTGTTCCGTCTGATATCAGCTTCATAGAGCCATAGTTAGATGATATGGTCTGACTAGTAGCCCCATCTATCGTAGCTGAATCAGCTCGGTTTATTGTTATATTATTAGTAGCCGCTGTACCTGCAGAGTCTTTAATGACTATAGCTGCATTTGTCACTGCAGAGGGTAAAGTTATAGTTACGGCTGTTCCAGTGTTAACTAAATACGTAAAACCTACGGCTGCTGTAAAAGCTGTAGATTTTGCACTTACGTAGACCTTATCAAAAAGTCCACCTGATTTTGACTTTATCTCGTCCTTTAGGACTTTTACATAGCTTCCGTTAAAAATCGCTGCTGGCATTGTAGTCTCCTGACTAGTAGGCTATTAGCCTAGAAAGTTAATTGCAATCTTACCATTAGAGATTGCTGTTCCAGTTTCGCTATATAATTGTACTGCGTCTGTAGCTGCTAGACTGACCTTAACTCTACCACCACCTAGAGGTAGATAAGCTTTAACTGTACCTCCAACACGCATGGACATAAATTCACCAATGTCCTCTTGTATTTCTATTTCCGTACAAGCTGCTGCTAAGCTGGAAACGACAGTAGTTCCTGTTGCTGCAATGTTAGCTGTACTTGTATCCACTAGCCCTGAATCTAAAAAGTCTACAGGAGCTATGGCGTTTACATCTACTTTACCGATTGTGTTTGAACCTGCAGGTAAGGCAGGTAGAGATGTAACATCTACATCACCAATGTCAACTCCAGAGTTTGCACTTAGTTTACCTATGGCTGCTGTACCAGCCCCAAGTATGACTGTACCAATAGAGTTTGTACCTGCTGGAAGTGCAGAAGCAATATCAACATCACCAATATTATTTGAACCTGCTGGTAGTGAAGCTACAACATCAACTTGCATTTCCGTACCACTTACGGCTCCTGCTATCGTATCTGCATCGGTTTCAATAGCTGTTAGTGTAGTTTCTATAGTATCTTGTTTAGCTTCCGTAGCTGCTCCAGAAGGTAGAGCAGAAGTTTTTACTTCAACATAAAGAGCACCTGAAGCATTTACTTGTAATGGAGCATAATCTCCATCGGCTCCAGATAAGTCTGCTAAGGTATCATTTCTAACAACTAAAGCTGGAACACCTGTATCTGTAGTTCCTTGCGCACTTTGTATAGCTTTACCTAAGTTAGTAGCCCCTGTACCAGGTACAATACTAGTTACATCAACATCTCCAATGTCTACACCGGAGTTTGCTACTAATTTACCAATTGCATTTGTACCAGCAGGTAGAGAAGGTAACGAGGTAACATCGACATCCCCTATATCAACTCCAGAGTTAGCTGAAAGTTTACCAATTGCGGCTGTTCCTGCACCTAGAATTACAGTTCCAATTGAATTTGTACCAGCAGGAATAGAAGGTAATGAGGTTACGTCTACATCACCAATATCAACACCGGAGTTCGCAGCTAACTTACCGATAGCATTTGTACCAGCAGGGAGAGCTGTACCAATACTTACTGTACCAGTTACCGTAACTGTACCAATACTTGAAACGTCTACAGCTACTTCACCTGTTGAATCTGTCTTTATGGCTCTAATATTAGCACCATCATAACCTGCTACAACTAAGACTGAACTAGGTAGAGAACCACCATTAGTTCCTTCAGAGTTAAGGTTTGCCGTAAGAGGTGGAAATACAAACTGCGACATCTTAGGCTCCTATGGTCTTAGCAGACATAATAGCACTAACTGTACCTGCTGCATGAGTTGAATTAGTATAAGCAAGCCTTATGGCTCTAAATGGTATCTTATCAAAAATAATAATATGTTCACCTGAAGCACCTGTGAGACTTACAGTTCCTCCAGAAAGTTCTAAATCAAAATAATCTGCTGCTACAAAATCAGAGGCATCTGGGTCTTTGTTTGTACCCTGTACCACTATTGAACCAGTATTTGTACCAGTAGAGCCAGACCATACAATATTGATTGACATGTGGTCTACAGTTGTAGTAACTGTAGCTGTACTATTGGCACTTGTATCTAGATCAATACCGTCTAGCATGTTATAAGTATAAATTATATTTTTTCTGCCCACCGAAAACTCCTTATGAGTACAGGGTTGTAGCCCTTAGTTTCTACCCTTGTAGTTATATTATATTAAGCTCTGTTTAAGTCTTTACGATTACTTACTTTTTCTAGTTCAGTAGCTTGAGATTCAGCTAAATCTAATTTATTTGCTGCTGCTGCTGTAATAGCTCCTCCTGCTTGAGAAGTTTGAGCTTCTTTATATAAAGCTTGAAGTCCTTTAATAGCTTGAGGAAGTAACGCCATATCAGTTGGCATACCCATTAAAACACCTAATTGTAATCTTTGAGGATACTCTACTTTATTTTCGTCTCCAGTTTTCTCTAACTGGTTGAAAACTTGTGACTGAACCTCGGAATATAATTCAGGATAGACAAATTGCATAACTTCTACCCCTTCTGTGCTTAAGGCTCCTCTTTCTAGGTCATCTATTATAGACATAGGATTTTGCACCGCATGAAGGTATTTCTTAAATTTATAAATTTCCTGGTCTGAAGATGGAAATGTTTTCCTAAAAAAAGGATTAACATTCAACTCTTTAGACGCACTACGAGGCATTTTTCTATCTAAAAATAATAAAGCTCTACCTGCTAGTTCTTTTGATTTAGCATAAGTCTTAGGTGCTGCTGATTGAAGGTTAGGGTCTAGCATTATTCTGTCAAAATTCTGAGGATTCTCTCTTAAGTAGTCTAAGTTAGACATAATATTTTTCAAAGCTTCTTGTTCAGTCTTAGGTTTTCCTACTACAACACCATCCTTTCTCTCTTTAGCTAAGGGACTTTTTGTAAGAATTGTAGCAGAGAGAGGAACTGCTGCCCTCTTAATTCCACTTACAAAAAACTTTTTAACGCCTCTTTGTATTTTTTTACCTACAAGTTGATTACTACGTTCTATTCTACTAAGTACAAATAATTTGTTTTTTAAATCAGACTTAACAAAAGCAGAAGCGGCTCCGGCTATACCTGCTGCTGTAAAAGGGTCTACACCCATTCCTAAAGCAGACAACCCAAGAAAGATGTCTCTTTTGGTTGGAAAATTAGTTTGACCTTTTATTCTTTTCTTAAACCCACTTACAAATGTAGCTAAACTGTTATAATCTAATAACTCTTGCCTTAATTTTTTTCCTAAAGGTGTGCTTAGTTTATAAGAAAAATCTTGTAAAGAATCTCTTGTAGCTTTAGCATAAGCTCTACTTATTTCGTCTTCTATAGTCAGGTCTACTTTTTTATGATAATTAGACTTTTCATGAAATTGTTTTTTTAAATTGTGTAAGTCTTTAGCAGTATAATGAGTTTCATCTAGTAACTTATCATCTAATCCTTTGTGTTTAGTAAACCTATCTTTCATAGTAGGCTCTGGACCAGCTACATATTCTTTTTCAATTCTTCTTACTTTTTTTGCAGCGTCTACGTCAATAGGGTTACCATTTTTATCTACATACTTTTGTTTTAATTTTTCTAATTCTTTACGTTGTTTACTAGCAACGTCTTTGACTTTAGGAAAATCTCTAGGAGTTAGAACTGCATCATCTATCTCGTTTACAGTTTTACCAATCCCTTCACCTAAATCGTCTAGATAATTTTCTGAAGCTTCAAGTAGACTACGATTAGAAGCTAAAGATTTAACTGCTCCATTTTTTCTCATTACCTTACCTAAAACTTCAGGAAGGTTTTCAACCATTTGTGGGTTACGTTGTATTAACCTTTCTATGGTCTCATCTTTAAATCCGCCAAGTTTAAAAGAGTTATAAACAGGATTAGTCATTTTATCAGAAAAATCGTCTATCTTTTTTATAGATGTTCCAACTACTTTATTTCCTTTCATTTTAGGAACTACTATAGATACAGTTTTTCCTAAACCACCAAGTCCACCACCTACAAGACCACCCCATAAAGCTCCTTTTCCACCGTAAGCCATGAGATTTTCTGCATTAAACTCTGCATTACCAAGAGCGTTTTCTTCTACTAACTGACCTACACCATAAAAAGTACCCTCTACTGCTGAACCTGCTCCTTTAGCTATACTTTTTGATAAAACGTCTCTAGCAAATTTCTTTTTCCCTGTTTCTGCTAGTAATTTATTAATACCTTTAGCAGTTAATTTTTCTACAACTTGACCAGCTTTAGCTGCGGTAGCTACACCTTTTCCTGCGGCTTGAGCACCTTTAGCTAATAAGGAACTTCCTCCTGAGAGTAATAAAGGAGCTACTATACCTGTAACTTCTCCTAGACCTGCTGCTAATTCATGCCTTTGCCTTCTTTCTCTTAATGCTTCTCCAAAACCTAAAGCTTTACCTACTTGATCAGAAAGACCAAAACTAGCAGAAGATACAGCCGATTCTGCAAAAGCTTGCCAAGGAGAGTCGCCGTACTTTTTTTCAAGACGGTCTTGGTTATCCATCCATTCTTCATCAGCTTCAGAAAATATTTCTTGTTCAGCTACTTCAGCTCCTTGAGCTTTTTTAGCCTGATACTCTTCGTCTATTTTCTGATATGCTGCTAATTCATTTTCATCTATCATCAAAACTGACCTTGTTCATCTTTGTCCCAAAATTTACCTTTATACCAACCTTTAGGTGGGTTTCCTGCTGCTGCTGCTGCCATGGCTTCCTTTTCTCGTTTAATTAAATAATCCATAGCTTCTCTTTTTTGACCAGGACCAGCCTTCATAAACGAAGGATGACCCATTCTTTTAAGTCTATGCTCTACTTTTAAATCATTAGGAGTCATGCCAATTTGAACACCATTTCTTCTTAATCTTTCTCTTTCAGCATACCTTAACTTCCATCTTATGTTTTGAAGTGCAGCTAGTTTAGGGGCATCCATTTCAAATAAAGCCCCAGGATCACCAATAATCTTTTTAGCTTGTTCTCTTTCAGTATCAGTCATAACACCTGGACCAAAAAGTTCAAGTCTTAGTTTACCAACTAGGGCATCTCTTGTAGCATCAGCTATTCTTCTATTAACAGAAACTTTTCCTGCACCTGGGAGTCTTTTCCAAAAATCTAATTTAGGAGTCATTACAATTAATTGATCTATAGCTTGAATAGCTCCTGTGTTGTTTTCAATTTGTTCTTCTAATTTCTTTTTAGCATCAACATTATCGACTATATAAACTTTGCCGTCTCTACCTGTTAAAGCTCTATCTCTAAGTTTCATGTCTTTATACTTACGGTCAAATTTAATAAATTCTGCTCTAGATAAAGGTCTGCCAATTTTTTGATATTCTTGAGCTTCTATTACACTTTTAGCAGCTTTTACTCTATTTGCATTTATTTTTTGATCTAACCTTTTTTGTAACATGTCTAGTTTTTTTCTCTGAAAGTCATCTTGTGAAGCCATTTTGTATCTTTCAGTTAATTGTTGTATTTTTTTATAAGCAGCGTTTTGTTTAGCTACTTCATCTTCTCTATCAAGTTTTTGCTGACCTATATCCTCTTTTACTGCCTTGTCTATAAGATTAAGGTAAACATTAGGTCCACCATATCGTCCTGAAGCATAACCACCAAAACCTGCTGCAACAAGACTAATAATTTTATTTAAAGTTCCACCTTGATTAAAAAATCTTTTATTATCTATAGCCTCATACTTAGATTCCATTTTTTGGTAATCTTTAATTTTCGCATCTATTTCTTCTCTTTGTCTCTGAAGGGAATCTTTTTTCTTTTCTGCATCACTAACTATTTTAACATCAGGTTCTCTTTTAGAGACATCACCTTTAGGAACTTTAGGTGCTTTAGTTTGCTTAGTCTTTTCTATTCTAATTATGTCTTTTATTTTAGGTGGTCTTTTAAGACCTGCTTGTTTTTGAATAAGTTTTTTTCTTCTAGCTATTTCTCTTTCTATGACAGAAGGCTTAAATTTTTTCGAGTCTCTAGCCCTTATCAGACCTTCCATATCACCTGCCATAATATAACCAGGAATACCGTCTTTTGTTCTAGTTAAAGCTGTTTCTGAAAGAAAAGGGTCTCTTCCTATTTTTTCTTGTTCAGTTTTTTCTACTTGTTCTTCCATCCAAGAATCTTGAGGAGTAGATTGTTCCTTAAAACTTTCAGCTTCTCCAGACCTAAATGCTGCCATGTCTGTGTCTTCTTCCTCAAAACTTTCAGCTTCTCCAGACCTAAATGCAGACCACTCGTCTCCAACATCTTCTTGAATTATTTCATCAGCTTTTTGTAATTCTTCTTGTCCTGCCTGAGCAGATACTTCATCTAGACCACTAACTAAATCTGATATCCCATCATCTTTTTGTTTCATCCAAGAATCTTGAGGAACAGATTGAAGGTCTTGAGGAACAGCATCAGATACTTGTTCTTTCATCCAAGAATCTTCATAGACTTCTCCACCTTCTTGAAATCTTTGAGTTTCTGGTTCTTCCTGTGGAGGAGAAACTAACGGAAGCCATTCAGAAGGAGACACTACAACTCTTTTAACTTTTCCACTTTTTTTGTCTTTTACCCAAACGTACCCTCTCATGTCTAAATGTGAAGGATAAGCATTGTCGTTTCTTTTCCCTGTTCCTCCAACTTTACCTATTACTTGTCCTACACCTAAGTCTTGTCCTACTTTAAGATTTTTGTAAGAGTCTGGAGTAGCGTGTCCATAATGAACATAAAGAGGATATTTTTCTCCACCTATAGTTATAAATTTATTAGTTCTAACTTCCATTAATCTTCCCCATCCAGTAGGGTAAGCTCCATTCTTTTTTTCATCTATCCTAGTTATAGTTCCTTCTATCATACTTGGGATTTCTTGATATTTTTTACCATTATGTAATTTAAATGTTCCATCATCGTTTTTAGCATATCGCTTAGAACCGTCTGAGTGATTTATAGGGTTTATGTCTACCCCATGATTATACCTATCTCCTACGTGCTCAACTATTTTACCATTTAATAAAACCCAAGATCGTTTATGTCCATGATCTGGTTGTCCACGTAAGCTAACATTTCTAGGTTTTTTTGCTAGATGGTTTTCTGTTACTTTCCATTGTTTTCCATTTAAAAAAACATTAACATGCTCTGCTTGACCTCTAAGGTATCTTCCATCTTTAAGTCTACTTGCTCCACTTGCTATTGCACCTTGATTATATCCTTTATCACTTTTCCATAGATTAGGAGGGTCATTCTCCCCATACGTACCTTTTTGTACTACTTTATCACCTGTCCAACCTTCATCACCCTCGTTTCTATTATGGTCGGTGTTAAACATACGTTGATGGTCTTGATCAGGGTCATCAGGGTTATAACCTTCAGGTTGTCCTTTTCCCTGTTCTAACTGTTTAAATTGTTTTATCATTCTTTTTTGTTCAGCATCCATCCATATTCTTTCTCCATCTATCATCACTTCATCGTCATCAAGAGGAGCTTGATCAGACTCAGGTTGAGGTTGTGGAGCAGGTTGGTCTTGAGTTGAAGGTTTCCAACTTCTACCTTGACTAAGATAATCTCTATAATCTCCTAGGTCGGAACTTTTTCTAGTTACTGAAGCCTTATTAGAAAACTTTTTTCTTAACCCTTTTAAGTAAGCTGTATCTTTTCCCTCATAAGCATCTAAGGCTTCAATAACATCAGCATAAGCATCAGCTTTTTTAGCACCTTTTGCTTTAGAAGCTAAACCCATTAATTTTCTTATTTCTTTTTGAGAAGCTACATCAGGTTCTCCTGCTTTTTCTACTTCTACTTCTTCTTTTTCAACTATGTCTCCACCTTCAGGGTCTTCATAACCTCCAGGTGATTTTAACTTAGCCATTTTCAAAGCTTCATCAGGAATTTTATCATCTATTTCTTGATATTGAGTTAGTTCTTCGTCACTAATACCATAAATGTCACCACCTTCAGGGTCCTCGTACCCTCCAGGTTCTCTAAGCTTGGAATATTCTAAAGCTTCTTCTGATACAACATCTTCTTCTACTGGAGGTTGAGCCATATAGCCTGGTCTCTCTGTATCAGCATAAGTGTAGCCAAACTTATCCTCTTCTTCCCACCATTTATTTTTTGCCATTTTTATCTCCCTAACTGTCTTTCTAATTCTTGAAGTCTACGGTCCAAGTCTTTTTGTGCTGCGACAACAGAGCCATAGCCTTGAGACTGAGGAATATTAAACTGTGGTTTCATACCTTTAACATCTAAAGATACTGGACCACCTTGTTGAAAGTGTCTAAACTTACGTCTAGCCCCTCCATGTTTTGCATCTTTTGCGGCTTTGTCATGAAACCTTGATTCTGCCTCATAACCGATAGCTTCTCTAAATGCTTTCTTAGGACGGACATAAGCTTCTCCACCTTTGGCAAACTTTTCAGCCTTATCCATTTTATCCTGTAATTTATATAAAAAGTCAACACCTTTTTTTCGTTGTTCTTTTTTTCCTTTTCCACCCATAACTTTACCAAGACCTCTAACTGCTGAAGATTTCACTACAAATTCTCCATCAGAAAGTCTAGCAGGAATAGAATCTGAGGTCTCTGTACCTGGTCCAGATACAAACCCACCTTCTGCTTTCCAAATGTCACCTATAAAATCTCCTACTCCTCCTAAGGCTCCTTTAACAATTTTCTTACCACCTTCCCAAACAGGACTAAGAACATTGTCTCCTATAAAACCTCCAGCAGCTTTAATTTGATCAGGAAATAATTTTTGACCCATGGCAATTACAGTTAGCCATTTATTAAATTCACCTCTTTTGATAGCATCTTCTCTATTCATTTTCATGAGTCTTTGTCTATCATCTCTATCTATTTTTCTCCATCTTTCTCTCATTTCGTCATCAGACATTTTATTTAACTGTGCTCTTAATTGGTCTTGAGCACTTCTACGTTCTTTCATTCCAGCTATTTCAATCTGACCTTCAGCTTCTCTTCTAGCTTTATCACTAGCCTTAGAAAAAGACCTTAATTTTGTACCAGAATCTTGACCACGCATAGATTTTAAAGCCGCTAATCTTTGAGCCAGACTTCTATCCTGTGTTCTTCTTATTTGTTTTTCTGCTAAACTTTCTTCACCTGAGGCTTGTTTCTTTAAATCCTCTAGCAGCTTTGACTTTTCTCCCTCAACATCAGTAGGTTCGCCTTTAGCTGGTTCAGGTGCAGGTGCAGGTGCAGCAGGTTCTTTGGCTTTAGGTTGTAATGCTTTAGCTGCTAATGCTCCTGCTCCAAGTGCTGCGAGTGCTCCAGCTCCTGAACTTCTATCTCCTCCAGGTTTTGGTGCAGGTTTTTCTACCCCTTCTGCTTCTGCTGCTCTAGCCTCTATAGCTTCTTGAAATGAAGTAGGCTCTGCATCGCCTGGAGTAACAGCATCTACTGCACCTGAAACACCACTTTTTATAGCGCCTTCTACGCCTGTTTTTTGTAGGGCTTTTTTTACAAGATCAGGACCACCTACTGCTTTAGATAGTGTGTTAACAAGCCCTACCCCTGGAATCATTTCTATTAAATTTCCTGCTGTATCTAAAAGTGTTCCTTCAGCAGTTTCTACTACTTTTTTCTTAACTCCATCTACAATTTTAGTTTTAAGCCCTGGTCCATCACCTACGTCAAGTCCTTTTGCTCTATCCATTTCTTCTTGTTTAGCTCTTACTTTATTTTCCCAGTCTGCCATTAGTTTACTACCAGCATCCATTTGTTTTTTTTCTAAAGCTTGTTTTTCTTGTGCAGCTTTAAAAGCTTTAAATTCTTCTTCACTTCCAAATCTAGGGTCTGCTGCCATTTGTTCTTTAAGTGCTTCCTCTCTTTCTCTTTGCTTAAAAAAGTCTCTTATTCCTTCTTGGTCTGGAGAGTCGGCTTCTATTAATCTTTTTCTTTCTTGTTCCTCTTTTTTTGCTCTATCCTTTAAAAAATCTCTTACTCCTTCTTGGTCTGGAGAGTCAGCTTCTATTAATCTTCTTTGTTCTAAAGCCTGTAGTATTCCAGTTTGATCTGGAGCATCAGCTTCTATTAATCTTTTTCTTTCTTGTTGTTCTTTTATTTCATCTAAAGCTTGACGTATTCCAGGGGAAGTTGTTTCATCAGCAATTCTTCCCCTTTCGTCCAACTCACTTAACTCTCTTAACTCTTTTTGATCTTTAATAAAATCTCTTTCTTTTTGTACTGCTTCTTGCGTCCTTTTTTGAGCTTCTGGGGTATCAATACCAGAGTCTTTCCAGTATTCTTTAAAACCTATATCATCCTCAGTAAGTTGATATTTTTCTTCCATTCTATCCTGCATATCAGGGTCGGACCTAACAGCTTGAAATGCTGGTTTTCTTCCAATAAGCTTATCAAAAAAAGACATTCGTTTTTCTTGAGCTTTTTTCAATTTATCTGACATTTCTTTTCGGATATCTTCCTGCATCAACTTTCGTCTTTCTTCTATTGGGGTTTGCCTCATCTTTCCAGCAAACTCAGCTTTTTCTAAGTCTACCCCTGCTAATTGTTTAGTAAAAGGACTTACCTCTTCTTCAACTCTTTTAGCTTCTAACTCTCTAGCTTTTTCTAAGTCAGCAGCAGCTTTTTCTTCTGCTTCTAATCTTTCTACTTCAGCTTGATCAGTATAAGTAAAATCAGTAACTCCTTCTCTTGTGGCTTGCTCTTTTTGTCCTTTCCATTTTGATGGTTGCGGTTTGTCAAATAAACTCATATGTGCTGTATCTTTTTCATACTCTTCTAATTCTCTTGGAGTAAGACCAGCACCATATCCTTTTTTAATTACTCTATCTTTGTATCTTTCTTTTGCTTCACCTACTGCAGTTACATCAGTTTCTCCAGTTTCTAAAAAGTCTCCAACTTTACTAAAAAAACCTCTTTCATCTTTTTCTTTAGCTTTACCTTTTTGTTTTCCAGTTTCAGGGTCACGTGTAATATCACTAAAGTCCATTCCAGATAACTGACCGCCCATGCTTAGTTCTTTGTTTTTTTCAGCTTGTTGTTTTTCTTTTTCAGCAGCAGCTTCTTCAGCTTGTTTTTTCTTCATAGCATCAGTTTGAAGTTGAGCTTCTCTTTGCTGAGCAGACTGTTCTCCAGTTCCACCTTTAGAGCTTGAGCCTGAACTTGAGCCTCCACCACCTTTACCTCCGCCACGACTTCCTCCACCGCTAGAGCCACCGGAACTACCGCCGCCTTTGAAGCATTTCAGAGGTCCTACTGCTATGAGTTTTGGTCCTAATAATACAGGTTTAATAATTTTCATATTACATCCTTACTGAGCACAATATAATCGCCATTGTTCCAAGCTAGTTTCCATTTGTTGTGTAAAAATTTAGCTAAAGTTTCGTTTGCATGTTTGTTATGAACATAAACGGAACATGTAACTTTTTCGTATCCATTTTCTTTAGCATAATTAAATACTTTAGCTTGATATTCTTGTCCTATTTTTTTATCTCTAAATTCTGGTTTTACCCACATATCCTCTATATGCAACCTTTTGTCGTCATCAAATGCCTTACAAGCAAAAAGTCCATGTTCATCTTCAAAACTATGGATATTATAACATTCTAATCTGTAATCTGCATAATGTGACATAATTGCTCCTAGACACTAAAAACTCTACTTTGTTTAATTTTATAGTCTGTACCCTTTGAACCAAGTACAAACATGATTTGAGAAAGATTTATACCTCTACCCAACTCTCCTGCGCCTTGCACAGTTTCTATCTTTATCTTAAAAGATTCGCATTTTTGTTTAACAAAATCAAGTCTATATTGATATTGCATAACGTCTTTTCCACCATATGCAATAGCTGTAGTGTAATCTCCAGTAGTTCCACCTGGGTCTCCATAATAGCCTTTTTTAAGACCAGTTGATTCTAAGCGTCTGCCAGGGTCTCCATACCTAAAAATCTCAGTTTGGTCAGCAACATCAACTATTTTTGTTTGAGAATAAGTATCATCATAGTTGTAAGCTACACTGACTTTAAGTCTATGTGGGCTAAAATAATCTCCAAGTATTAACATTCTATAAATTCTTAAAGCTGATTGTGCTCCAGCAGGGTTTATCCAACCTGTTTCTACTGACATATTAACAGGAACACCTGCATCGTCAAATTCTGAACTTTGTTTATAAAGCTTATTACCTTCTGGACCTACGTGAACATAGTAATAATCGTCCCCAACTACTACTGAACTTACTCCCTTATGATTGTCATAAAGAGACCAAAATCCTCTAAAGTAGTTGTAAACTAAACAAAATCCATCAGAAGTTAAAAATCTTACCTCGTTGTCTTTTGCAAAAATATCAGCTTTTGTAATGTTTAAATTATTAAAATCATCTACTGGAAAGCCAATGTACTTAAGCACTAATGATCTTTCTAAGAGATAAATACCTTTATTTGATTTAAAAAATAAACCTTGAGGAGTTAAGACCACACTATTAGCTTCTACACAACCTATATCAGAAGATACTAGTTGAGGTTCAATAAACGTATTTTGTTCACCAATATTGTTAGGACCATCCCCAGATAAAAAGAATATGGCATTTCTTTTGAATATAATTAGTTTATCATCCATACCTTTTAGGGCTGTTATGTCCCCACCTAGACCAGTCATTACTATTCTAAAGGTATCATTAAAACCTATACCTGTGTTTTCTTCAACTATTTTTGAGTATTTTAATTCTAGTTTGTTTTCTAATCCTGCTAAAAATAATCTGTTTTTAAAAGTAGCTATTAGTGAATTAGAAGGAGGACTTACATTTTCTACTTCTCCACCTTCAGTATAAATTAATTCGTTTGCAATAAGTTTTGCGTCTGAAGTCTTGTCAGTAAATAAAAGATAATCAACTCCATCGGTTGTATTTACTATAGGTTTAGATGTCTGGTCTAAAAGATCAGTATTGTCTCCCATAGTTTTATAAAAAACTGTACCATTACCTTCCGTTCTATATAATTCAACATAGACATCACTTTTTTGTGTTAAATCTAAAGGAGGAATGTTAACTGAAACTGAGGTAACATTAGCAGTACAAGTGACTGAAGCTTGAGGAGATACAGCAGATTTAAAAACATTTCCTTGAATATCAGTCCAACTATAAACTGCTACATAATTATAAACTTTAGTAGACTCAAAAGGACCAGTAGACCCTGTTCCTTCTGCAACAACTACAGTATTAGGAGGATAGTTAAAACCTTGTTCTACAAGAACATTACCGTCATAACATTTAAGTTGACCTCCAGCTATGTTCAAATTGTTTTGCATATCAACAGTTTGGTTAACAACTTTGTTATCAAAATCTAATACTGAAGAGTTAACTCCGTAAAGAGTAAAATAACTTGTAACTCCTTGAGTTCCACTTATAATTTTACCTTGAACCTTACTTGTAAATAAAAATTTAGTAGCCGATATTGATGGAACATCTGATAAACTTGGTATAGTATAAACAGCATTTGCATTAGTGGCAGAATGGTTATAAAATCCTGTACTATCATCGGCTCTCTTTCTAGTAGTGTTTAAAATACTACCACCTTGACCTTGACTAATTTTAGCTTGTACTGACCCATCAGATTTCATAGTATAATAAGTAGCGTGTAATTCTGTTTCTCTTATAACATTTACATAAACAGTTTCATCTTGAACAAATGCCTTAGAAGCTAATCCTACACCTCTAGCCATTACTGAAGTTGTTCCTACTGTACCTGTACTAAATTGATAAGTAGCTGTAGCTATATAAACCAAGTTCCAAGTGTATTTTAAAGCAGCTCCACCATTAGTATTAGTTCCAGTGGATATAGTATAAAGTCTAGGAGAAGTTTGATAGACTTGCATAAACACTGTAATAGTATCATTATCTGCTGTAGAAGAAGTTACTGCTCTACAGGAGTGACCACCTGTTATTGTAGTTACATCTTTAATAGTAGTTGGACCTGCTGCTAATGAACCATCAGACCCTAAGACTGATATTTTTACAACACCACTACCATTAGAAGTTATTAATATAAACTTACCTTCTCCGTCTACATGAAAGTCAATAGCATCATGTGGAGTAACTGCTGTACTTCCCCATGGGTCTAGGTTAGTAGAAATTACGTTAAGAATATCCCATCTAGCTAGTCTTAGTTCAGAAGCACTACTATCATAATAGGCTAACATCATAGAGTTATTACCTGCTGCTACATCAAATCTTTGATCAGTAGCTAAAGTAGCTAATGTAGACTCTGAAGTAAAAGCCTTAGCTGTACCTGCTTCAAAAGGTAATTCTCTAGTTAAATAACTACCTAAATTAAAGTTATTATATTTTAAAACTCTAGAACCATCAGTCCAAAAAAACCAAACTAATCCGTTGTAGACTTGCATCCTTATATAAGCTACTGAGCCTGAAGCAGTAATACCAGGAACTTCCGTATCACTTACTACATAAGAACCAGTTTCTTCATCTACTATGGATATTTTATATTTACCAGACTCTAGCCAGCCTAGTATTCTATAACCATTTAGGTAAGAAATCTGAAGTTGAGTTTGTTCTTTTCCGTTAGATAAAATTGTCTGAGACATAGGAACTACAGCATCATAACTACCTTCATTCTGCCAAACGTCTGAGCTTTTACTGTAGCTATAAATTTGATCTCTAGATAACCATAGTAGCTGATCTTTAAATTGAGAAACTCCAATAATCGGTTGATTATTAGTAGTACCAATACCTACACCTTTTATTTCAGTGTAACCATTTCTTTTGTTATATTCACCCTCTTTATCAAACTTAACATTTTCAATATGACTAAATTGACCAAACGGAAGTTGTTTTGGGTCAATCTTAGTGTTAATACCTTGATTAAGAGATAATGGCAGATTGTTCTTTTTTAAACTCACAATCCCTCCTATATAACATCAAAGTCTAATGAGTTACCTCTTGATATAACTGTAGCTGAACCATAATTAGAGTTTATAACATAACCCCCTGGAGTGTCAGTAGATTTTTTTCCGTCTACCATTTGACTTGTTCCAGAAGCTCTAATAAGAATGTTTTTAGTAGCAGCGTTTCCTGAAATATCCTTGAATATAAAAAATCTTCCTCCACTAGGAGCAGAAGGTAAAGTTATAGTTATACTACCTGTTCCACTAGCATCTACTGGATAGTAAGAAAGATCATCACTAACTGAAATTGTAGTATCAGTTGATATGTTAGTAGATGATGCAGAAAAACTAATAGCCGAGACTCCTGAAGCATTTAAGGCTCCACCTGAAGTTAGTTGAATCTGCGTATTACTTCCATCGTTAAAATATAAATCTCCCGATGAACCACCTGTAAATAAAATATTAGGATAAGATGCAGCAGGTAAAGCCGTAGAAGGGCTTGTATTTAAAGACATTCCTAAAAATTTCATATTAGTAGCAGCATAAGCTGTTGTACTAGTACCACTTACTACTGTAAAACTTAAATCTGCATCAATGTTTAAGGCTGCGGCTCCTAATTTTCTACCTACCGAAACGTGGTCATGAGAGTCAATTGAAGTCAAGGCAGTATTTAAATCACTAGCCCACGTAGGACCTAGCCGTTCCCCAGGTGTAGGAAGGGTTAAACTCATATAGGTTGTTGTACTTGTTTCAGCCATAGTTATTTCCTAAAATACCCAAAAATGGACATTAGACATATTAGTAGTTCCTGGTATTAAAAAATTAATAAATTTTTTTCTATCATATTTTTGACTTGAGCCTCCTATTGTAGCCGTAAGAGATTCATAGATGTCTATAGAATTAAACTTTCTTACAACTATCCAACCTAAAGGCTCTCTACCTAACTTATGTTCTATTAAGTTATCACTGCTATGGGATAAGTCTATTGATTTTAATAAAACTCCATCCACAACTTGTGATTTAGTTATAGGAGTTAAAACTTCCTCTAACTGACTTTGAGAGCTATTAAACTCTGCTCGTCCTGCATAAGGACCAAGTGCAAAAACTTTTTTATAGTTTCTTATACTCACGATGTAGACCTTGTAAACCAAAATTCATCATTAGCAACATAAATATCCGTTACTGATAAAGGAGAACCTGCATCTCTATTATTAGCAGCTTCTTCTATTCTACGTTTCATTAACATTTTTTGTTGCATAAGAATAGTGACATCACTTTCTTCTTTTTGTAAACATTTTATAGCTGCATCTATAACTACATATTCTGCATAACCGTTTATGTCTGCAAAAGTAGTAGTAGACGTAGCTGGAGCTGTACTGTCAAATTGTTGAGCAGTTGGTATGTACCAAACTTTAACTTCAGTAGCACCATCTGGTTTTGGAGTAAAAACTATATTATCTCCAACCATTCTGTATCTTATGTTTGTCAAACCTAGAAGACTCCACGTTCCCCAGTTTTGATATAAATTTCTTTCATTAAAATTAAACGGTCTTAGCGTAAAATAATCTGAACCATTTATCTTAGCATCAATACCTCTAAGTTTATAAAAATCAGAAATATTAGGTCCAGAAGTAGAGCTGTTAATTGGGTACGAGTCTGTACCTGCTACAGTATTAAACGTAGCACTACTTACATAGTAATCTTGTCCATACGTCTGAATAAGAATATCATGTAATTCTGATATTCCTGCATTTATATAGGTCTGGACTTCGGTATCTGATACAAAATCATTAGACTCCATATCAGCTCTTTGTCTAACCCTAGCTACTAATTTAGCTTCGGTTATAGCCGCCATAAAACCCCCAAAAAGAGGAGGGCTTGCGCCCCCCGACTATTCTTTAACACATTTTTTGATAAACATTTTTAAAGATTCAGCTAGTAGTTCTTTGTCTTTTTCTTCAAGACCTTTAAAGATACCATCTACTTCTTCTCTATAATGTTCATAGACTTCATGATCTTTTTCTTCGTCGTGCTTACCTTCTACAAAATCCTCGTTAGATTCCTTTCCATTGCCGTAGTGATCTTTCATCTTTTCTATGATGATTGAAACCATTCCACCTTTATCTTTTTTAGGACCCATCATAATCATGATTTACTCCTTAGCTAACGCCTACACCAGGTTGATTAGAGTTCTTAACAACTATCATTACTTGAAGAACATCACCACTTCTAATTTCAGCTATAGCACCGTCTTTATCTAGAGCAAAAAGTTTAATTACTCCATCACTAGATACAGTTTCAGCTTCTATTTGAAAACTTACCCCTCCACCAGTTGATATAGCAGCAGAGTCAGTAAGAAAACACTGAACAAACAGTAGAGAAGGATATTTATCAGCAGACCCACCTGGAGTTCCTAAAGTAATATCATATTCTCCTACAGCCGTATCACTGATAGACTTGATACCAACACTTTTACTAGTATCTAATGTGGGGTCTCCACCTGAACCAATTGTAGCAGTTAAGAATAAAAACTTAACCTCTTTATCTAAAGCTTGTACTCTGTTAAAATTTCTATTAGCCATTTTATTTCTCCTTTAATCTGAGTGTAATACAACACGCAGCGTGACAAAAAAAGAGAAGCCCCGAAAGGCTTCCCTAGTAATTAAATTATGATAATGCAACCCTTACGTTGAAACCAGGAGCACGACACCCTAACTGAGCGTAGTATCCAATTCTAGCTTCAACAGCATCAGCTGTAGACTCTCT